CTTCCAAGTCATGCAGTTCGCCTTCAATATGACGACGCATTTGTGGATTAGTAGTTGGATCTTGAAGGATCTCTTTGTCCTTCTTGATATGCTCTTCGATGTTTTCCATAGGTAATTACCTCCTTTAGTTATTTAGATCCGTGTGATGACTGCTTTCCTTTCATTCCAAATGAATCTCTCATCAGTCGTAATGTAGTAGTGAACTTACCATTTGTACTTTGTTGTTTGTCATAGACATGAGATAATTCTCCAATCAAATACTCTCCACTACTTTCTGTGTCAACTGGTTCAGTCTTCTGTTCTGAAGAAGGAACCTTACTTATCAGTCTAATGTCTATTTTGTCTCCTGCACAAATTTCAGCATTTCCTGGTATTACGATTACTGCTTGCTGATTAGTAAGCATCTTAAATCTTGCCTCTGCTTGTGCAGCATGATATTTTTGTCTGTCAGCGTAAGAACTTGGATTTTTTGATCCATCTTCTGGTTCAGGTGATGCTGGTCCAGGTTCATTATACCATGTCTCATGATCAATTACCATGGACATAATTCTACTAGGAAATCCTTCTAACTTCTTCGCCGTAAGAGGTATAGCACTTAATCCCTCTTGTCCTCCTAAATGCGCCATATTATCCCATGCCTCACTCATGAGATAATCATATTCATTATATTGACCTGTAGATATATTGAACATGACAACCTTAGTGCCATATCTACCCATTCTCAATCCTGTCATTAAATCTACATCGGATGTAAATTGTGAAGTTAGAATTGTAAATCGGTCATCTGCTCCATCACTCTGATTAGCAGCTTTCTCTACATATGGACCCCATGCTTTTGTATCTAGTTTTTTAGACTTTAATGGACTTTCTTTATCAGCACACAAACTATCTACTGCAAAAAAGTTATATCCTCTATGAGTTTCCCAAAAGAAAAATCCACCACTTCCCTTCAATCTCTTACCACTAGTCTTTTTATTATCTTTGTTGAAGGCAGTCCCTCTCTTATCATTCTTGTTTTTACTAGTAGATTCTTTCGTGTACTTTGCTTGTGGTGATACCGCTTTTCCTGCTAGTTTTGCAATAATATCAAATGGTCTCTCCCTATTAGGAAGATACTTCACTTCAAACAAAGAACTCTCAGAAAATATAGTTTTAGTTGACCCCAATTCGTTTAGAAGTTTGATGGAAATAGATTCTGGATTTCCAGTTAATGGCGCAGACATCCGCACAGTTTCGTTGTTGATTACTTCCTCAGAAATTAATCCTAATGTATATGACTGTTTGTTTTGTTGAGTATATCTATTACCAACCTTCCAAATTCTCATTGTATACTCGGTTACTTCATCCCGAGCATTTGTTTTTACATTGATAATTACTTTCTCTGAACCCATAATCGGAAGAGATCCGATAAATCCAGCACTATCAACAACAACTATGGTTGCAGAAACATATGGAAGTGCAATAGCTTCAACATATTCAATTCTCTGAACCAGTTGTTTTATTTCAAAAGGTTTATCCCCATTCGTGGGAAAAAGTTTGACACTCTTTAACTCAAAATCAGTTGTTGATTGAAACTGTGACATTATCAGACCCTCGCTAATTGAATAGGTTGAAGGATTGAATTAACACCTTGCCCACTTACTCCATCAGCAGGAACTTCTACTCCTCCTTTACCACTTTCACTTTCTTTTGTTTCTGGCATTACAACAGTAGCTACTACTTCTCCCTGTGCTGATTTTCTATCAGCATCTACAACAGCAGCAGATGTAGATGCAATTTTGTCAGCAGAAGAATCACCTTCACCAGTTGAACTTAGATTAGTCCTATGCTGATATCTTTTTATAAATGCATCTTCTAGACCTTTAGGAATTTCCTTAAGTTCTCGTCTTCCCAGTCCAAAGAAACCACCAGACATTACTTTGAAACCATCTTCAGTTTTTACAACCTGATAATTAGTTCCATCTACCCCAACATCAAGACTATCTCCAGTATCCAGTCCATAGTTTCTACCACCTAGGAAAGACTTGGTAATTGGAACTACTGGTTTTTTGTCTTTATCCAACTTTGCCGCTGTGGTTCCTTTAATTTCCTCTAAAACTGTTCCATATGCATTATTAACACCATCATTATCATAAACTCCTGTTCCGTCAGTTTTTTTAATTGAAGCAAACTGACCTGCCAGTCTATCATTATATTCTTCTGCAGTAATATTTCCCTTTAGATAATCTTGCTGACCTGCTATGTTTAGATAATACTCAGCAAGTTTATCTTGAGTTTCTTGATCAAATTTGGCATTTAAATCAACACCTACTGCTTTTGCAGCAACCTCAGGATATAACATTTGATATGCACCAACTGCAGCACTTCGCTGACTTTCAGGAATACCCAAACGTTTTTGATGGGCGATATAATCTTTTTGATATTTAACAACGTCTTTAATTGACATTTTTGTAATATCTTCGTCTTTTCGGTCAAAACCAGAGAGATACCCCTTAAATGTAGATCCGTAATCACCACCAGATTCAAGTGACCTAATCTTTCCTTTTAGTGTACCATCAGATGCAGTTAAATTACCTTTTCCATCACCCCCGCCACCAGGAGTATTCTCTCTACTACCATTCTTTTTAAACCATGTTCCTGGTTTCAGGAGATTGAAGTCTGGATTGTCTACCCATGGGAGCAAACCTTTTAAAAAGTCAATAAACTTCTCCCATCCATTCCTTTTGTCATAATATTCAGAAAGTCCATCCGCAGTAACTCTAGCCATATCTTTACTGCGCTTTTTCTGGGTACGAAGCATACCCTCACCAAGCATCTCACCAATTTGAATGGTCTTACCGTTAGATTCACCACTCAAAGTCAGTTCTTTGCCATGCATCATTGACAAATAACCAGACTTAGGTCCAGATGTAAATCCACCACCTGACATTGACGGGATGCCACCAGCATCTCTTGCCATTAGAGCAGCGTCAATACCTAATGATGCAGCAGTTCCCAAACCAGGGATCATACTTGCTCCACCAGATGCAAGTTCTAAACCAGCACCAGCAAAGTCACCTGCTAACGCTCTTTGTCCAGCAAATAGTGCTGCAGCACCAAGTCCTAAGAATGGGATTTTTTTAATCCCCATCTTAAGACCGCCTTTCATCAGTCCTTTACCAGCACCTTTTGCTAGTCCTTTACCAAGTCCTTTTCCTAATCCACCTAAACCTTTTAATCCTTTACCTAATCCACCTAAACCTTTTAATCCTTTACCTAATCCACCTAAACCTTTTAATCCTTTTAGACCTTTAAATCCACCGAGCATATTAGTGATGCCGCCCAGAAGACCACCGCCTCCGCCGCCACCGCCAGTTCCTTTTGCTTGTGCTAGCGATCCTGCTCCCGCAAATGCGCTGCTCTTAGTGCCCTGACCCTGCTCGGCAGATTGCTCTTTGAGCATTGCTTTTTGATCAGCAAGTGCTGCCTCACTTGCTTGGATCTCTTGATTTTTTAAATTGGTATCGTTTGAAGTTTGATTGTTAATTGCTTGAACAATCGCTGCAGTATTATTAGCTAGAGCAGAAACAATGCTACTACCATTGTCTCCACCACCCATTGCCTGTGCTCTTGCACTTGGCACTCTACCCGCTTTAAAACGAGCAACTCTTTCTTCTTTACTTAGATAATCTCCAGTTTCAGCGTCAACACCCATGTTGACTGCTGAGGCAAAGAAATTGTCAGTATTTAGCGGTCTTGATACGGCACCACCCATATCAACAAAGGATCCACCCTTACTGCCACCACCGCCACCAGAAGCTTCTGCACCGCCTGGAAGTCTAGGTCCACCAGGGGGAAGTGCAGGTTGACCAGATGCTTTAGCAACGGCACCGCCGCCACTTTTGACCATTTGACTAAATGCGCCAACTAGACTAGCAGCACCTTTCTTTACCAGTGCTCCACCCTTATCATCGGCAGGATCTGGTTTTTTGTATACTTCTGCTAAATCTCCTTTTTTCTGCAGCACGAGAGCACCACCTTTATCTGGTGGAGCTCCATTTTCTTTACCTCTTTTTAAGAGACCTTTAAGAACATCAGCAATGGTCTGAAGATGACCTTCGCCTCTAGTATCTTGAACTGATAGATATCCGTGTGCCATTAACGTTGCTTAGCTGCTAGTTCTTGCTGTTGTCGAACTTGTTCTAGGTATTGCATGAGAAGACTGGTATACACCTGCCTTTCCCAAGGCATCATATTTTCGATTTCACTCAAGCTATATTTATGGTGCTGCATCAAAGCAAAGTTAGTCTTATAATACCCTTCCAAAGAATTATGGAAGAGTGCTATCCGAAAAAAGACGTTAACCCAGAAATAGTGTAATCAGAAGATTCTCCTGTATTTGGATTTGTGACAGAGAACGTGTGTGAGAGCGTAGGAGCAGTCTCAAAGAATTTTTGTAATTTCTCAAACTGACTATTAGTTAGATTTTCGACGAATTCTGCGAATTCCTTCTTTTTAGTGGTCGAACTATCATATACATCCTCGCCATCATAAATTTGATCAACGCAATCAGCAATAACATCAATAATCGTGTCTGCTGTTGGATTTTTACCCACAATAGAAGATTTGACAAAAGTGCCAAATCCAGGATATTTCATGATAATACCCATTGTGTCAGAGAGTTCAATTTTGGTTTCATGTCCCTCTGGAAACTGAACCTGAACTTCTGCTAAATTCAAATTATACTTAACTTGTGTTTTTCCGTCATCTTGGCAAGTTACGTTCATTTCAATAACTTCGCCAACTGAGACAGCACGGATTTGAAGGAAAATATACTCCAAATCAAAAATAGCGAGATCTTCTAGTTTGATGCGAGTTTGAATACAACCCTTCAATAGAGTTCTTACTGCTGCTTCAATTTCTTTTTCGTCCTCTGTCTCTAATGCAATTAAAAGGAGTTTTTCTTCTTTTACGACAAATGGGCGATATCTAATTTTTTTCTTATTTGACGGAATTGTCAATTCATAGGTTGGTAGTGCTACCTGTGGTAATGCCATTATGTTTAGACCAGTTCATATGTATATTTAGCGCGACTTTTAGAACCAAAAATTAGCGGAAAAAATTTTCCCCCTTTTATGGAATTGAAAAGTCAATTTTCAGAGTGGTGGTGCAAAATTAGATCTTGTTTCTCTCTCAACAATCTTACCGTTGATTAGGTACTGATCAACAAATGTACCAGGACCTACCTCAACTCTACCAACAAATTTACCTAACTGTGATGTATCACCAACAATCTTTCTAATGTCTCTGTTTACAGTGTAGTGTCTTTCATATTTGAAATTGATACTACATTTTGTCAACTGAGTTGCACCATACTGCAATGGCACAGCATCAATCTGATATGGGTATGCTCTTTCTAAAATATATGTGATAGGTTCTCTCTGAAGATCACTCAAGGGTCCAGCTTCATTCTTACTAATGAAAATTGTACCAGCATAGTCATCTTTATAACGTACTCGTGTAGTTCTATTTCTAGGTCTTAAGTTTCCGTACTTACCAGTATCACTTTCAGATGATGGCATTTCTTTACCAGTTCCGTTAAACATATAGGTATGCCATGCATTTGCAAACTTAAGAGCAGTCATGTTTGCATCTAACATGAAAGTTAGATTTGTCTCGGTAAACATTCTTGTATGAACATAATCTACACTACCAAGACCAGTATACAAACCGTTCTGCTGCCCTGTCATTGTATTGACATTTGGTAACTGACACTCTTCACACATGAATGTGAACCACTCATTTAAATCTGCAGTATCTGCAAACAGTTTTGTGGAAAGCATATATTCTTGCAGTGGTCCAGGTAAATTCATCTTTACCTGAAAACTATTACTAGTAGCAAAACCCCCGCGCTGATTAACTTTTTCAATAAATCTAGGGATGCGCTTATTAGGCAGTGCTGGATCCACGCTAAATACCTATGTTGGAACAACTATATTTATGGCGTACTCAGGGTATTTCAAACCGAAAAATCCTCAGAAGTACCGTGGCAACCCGACAAACATTGTTTATAGGTCGCTATGGGAACGAAAGTTCATGGTGTTCTGTGACAATAACCCTA